GGTATCTTGGACTGACGTTCGTTCTAGCCCAGAAGACAACCCCAATCCTACCACAGATAGGCAAATGCGAGAGGAAATTTCAAGGCGCGTTAGCGAAGGTGGAAACCTGACTGGATCTTCTACTGGGAAAAGAGGAGGATTTTTTTGGAACATATAGTAGTTGGTACGATCTATAAAATTCAAAATTTAATAGATGGAAAAATCTATATTGGTCAGACCATAAACGCTATAGAGAAAAGGATGTATTTGCATCAATATAAGAAAAGTAGATGTTTATATTTGAAAAATGCTATAAATAAATATGGAATAGACAATTTTAAGATTTCAGAAGAAGAAACCATACGTAGAAATACGAAAAAGGAGCTATTCGATGCCCTAGACGAAGCAGAAATAAAATTGATAGAAAAATACAAATCTATGTTTCCTAATGGGTACAATCTTACCAGCGGAGGCAGAAGATCTAGAATGTCTGAAGATTCTATAAAAAGAAGATCTGATAAACTGAAAAAGCCTATAGTATGCAATGAAACAGGAAAAATATATCTATCCGCTACGGATGCCGCAATAGAATTCGGCGTCAAAAAAGAATTCATACACAGGGTTCTTAGGGGTAAAAGAGATCATTTTAAAGGAATGAGTTTTTCGTACTGTGATCCAGATAAATCGAAGCCCGTAAAGAAAAGAATTAAAAAGGTACGAAAACTGGAAACCTATGTTTTAACCGGTCTATCTGATGAAAGAGAAAAAAGCAAAAGACCTATAAGATGCAACGAAACAGGCCAAGAATGGAAGTCCATACAAGAAGCAGCGGACTCGTTTGGTACAAAAAATGAATCCATACATAGGGTTCTACGCGGAGTTCGTAAAACTTTCAAGAAAATGACCCTTTCCTACCTGCCCAGGCAATCTTAAGGTAAGCAATGCCTAAAGAGGTCTAATTAATGAGTAAACTTAATCTTTCCGTAGTTCTGAACGCTTATGACGATAACAGGCCTTCAAACGCGCCTTCACGTAATCCTATCAAATGGGCTAGAGACCTGCAAGGTTTGGTCGTAAGTAACCCTAAAAGTGAAGATTATACAATCGCTCCTGGTCAAACTCAGGTCCTTTTTGCTGGTATGCGCGTTCTTTTGCAAGACGTAACTACTGAATATTCCATAGCTTTAAAGCCTTTGCAGACTTCGACTTATGTTCTTTCGTGGGCTTCTGGCACTATGCCAAACTTCCGCACTCCACGAGTCACTGGCGCGAACGCTACCACGCAAATTACCACTTCTGTAAATGGTCCTATTGAAACTTTTACTTCGAGCACTAGCACTCCCGCATCGTTCACTGGAGCGATTACTGGGATGACCACTAGTGTAACTATTACAGCTACTAACATCGGCGTGAGTGGAAATTCTGTAGTTTTGACAGCTGACGGCACTTCCAGCATAAACGCCTTAATCGCTGCCTGGAACACTGCCAATCCTTCGAATACTATCTCGTTGACCTTAGGCAATGGAACCCAAATTCCTGCCGCTGGCACGTTTGCTATGTATTCTGGAACTCCTACGGGAGCTACCACTCCTGTTATGATTTCTGCTGACAATGTTGGAACCGCTGGCAACATTACGTTGACTGGCAACGGCACTTCTACTATCGCAGGCCTTATTGCCGCATGGAATACTGCTAACCCATCCAACACGATCGCTCTAACTTCTGGCCTAAGCTCACAAGTCCCTGATGCAGCTGCTCCTATTGCCTTGACTGGCGGTGAGGCTCCTGACACTATCACCTTGACTGGTGGAACTGTGGCCACTCCTCTAGCGCTGATTTCAAATGGCGTTGTAGTTGGCGATTATGTCACTTTGGGCAGCGAGTTCGCAGCTGGCAACCAAGGTACATTCCAACTGGTAGCTCTCACTGCAAATAGCTTTTCGGTTGTAAATCCTTTAGCTGTAGTTGAAGGTCCGATCACTTTGGGTTCTACTTTTGCGTCTCAGCTTCAGATCTATAGCGCAGCTGGCGTACAGGTCGGCGATACACTAGTTATATCTAGCGGATTCTCGCCTGTCACTTGGGGAAGCTACAAAATCACCGCCGTGTACGCAGAATCGCTTGAATTTTCTTCAACGGCAGTTTTGCCGCAAGAAAGCTCTATTACGACAAATGTTGTAATTTATTCAATGGCTAAATCGCTGATCTATATGGAAAGCGATGCAAACCTTGTCGTGACTGTCAACGGCGTTGCAATGGCTTCTCAGCTTCAACCATTCAACGTAATCAACTGTGCTACTGGCCTACCAACTTCCGCCCTTGGCTATCCAACGCCTGGCATGTTACTGCTAACCGCTATTGTATACTCTTTGAGCGTAACGAACAACGGTATTGCCCCAGCAAATCTATTTTTGGCAGCTGCCGAATAGACAAGTGATATAGGTATATTATGGCAGAAGACAACAAGACACCAGAACAAAGAGCCCAGGAAGCAGTTGCAGCAAGCAATGCTATCAACGAATCCGTAAAAAATAAGCTCTTTTTCGCTATGGGTCCAAATATGGACGAGCAGCTTGAAAAGTCTGGCTTTGAAAAGTCTGACGCAGGCCCTCTTATGTACGCATTGCAGCAAGCCAGTGGCTCTGCTCAGTCAAAGCGTGCTCCAGCTTTAGCCTTTACTGAAAATCCTGCACCGTCAGACAACTTCCTTGGTTTGTACAAAACCAAACGTCGCGCACTGCCCGACGAAGTTCTAAAACAAATCCGAATTACAGATCACCTAGTTGCTGGAATATTACGATGTCGCGGCAACATGATGTCCTTGTTCGGCGACCTACGCCCTGACCGTTTCGGTTTTGGTCTAGAAGTCGAAATCAAACCAGAATTTTACAAAGTCCTTACTCCTGAGCAATTCGATAAAGTCGAAGAACGCATGAAGCGCTTTGAAAAGATCTTGCTCCAGTGCGGACACACCGATCAACTAGAAAACCAAGAGAAAGTGACACTTGGCGAATTTATGGACATTCAAGCTAGAAATGGTTTGACGTTTGGACGTTTCGCTACAGAAGTTATCTATGATCGCTCTGTTCCACCTGACGAAGATGGTAACTACCCGTTCCATCGCTTCAGAGCAATCGACGTTGCGACTATCGTTCGCGCCGTCCGCAAAGGCGAATACGTAGGTAACAACCTGCGTGCTACAGCTATCCGCGCATTAGAAAGCATTACGGGCGAAAAAATCAATATCGACATAAACATGCTTCAGGAAGATCGGTATGCGTGGCTACAAGTTATTGATGGCACTCCACGACAAGCTTTTACTCACGATGAGATGCTTGTGTTTACTCTGTTCCCTTCTACCGATGTGGAGCATAACGGTTATCCTATCTCTCCTCTCGATACCGTTGTCAGTTCTGTTACTACTCATATTAGTATTGACGCTTACAAGAAACTGTATTTCCAGAACGGTCGTGCGACAAAGGGAATGCTTGTCATCCAGTCGGACGAAGTTGACCAACAAACTCTAGACAATATGAAGCTTCAATTCAACGCTGGTATCAACAGCGTATCGAACAGCTTCCGCACACCCATCTTTGGTATCGGAACTGAAGACAACGTTAGCTGGCTTCCAATGGTCGGCGAAGGACTTGGCGATGAATTTCAGTTTATGTATGACCAAATTGCTCGTAACATATTATCCGCTTTTGGCGTGTCTCCTGACGAGCTTCCTGGGTATGGCCATTTATCGAAAGGCACTAACTCCCAAACTTTGTCGGAATCGAACAACGAATTCAAACTAACCGCTTCACGCGATTCTGGTTTGCGTCCTTTGATCCTGAAGTTTCAAAACTTCTTCAATCAACGATTATTCCCCATCATTGACCCTTTATTGGCCAAAATCTGCGTAATCAAACTCGCAGGTCTTGACGCTCAATCAAAAGAGCAAGAAACTACCCGTCTGCAACAAGACATGGTAGTTCACATGACTTACGACGAAGTATTGCACGAAGTAGATAAACAACCTATTGGCGGCGTGCTTGGTGGAAACTTTCCATTCAACGAACGTTGGCAGTTGCTGGTCGATAAGTACAAGAACGTTGGAGACCTATTAGGTACGCTAATGAACGATCCATCGGCAGCGGTAGATCCTTTGTTGCGTTACAAACGCGATCCTTTCTTTTTGCAATGGTTACAACTTTTGGCATCGGTCAATCCTACTGCGGTACAGGCATATTTAGCTCCTCGTCCCTATGCTATGGAATTTTTGAGGATGCAGATCCAAGACGAACTCGAAGGCGAAGAGAACATTTAAGAGGTATATATGGCAGGCGATATCAACTACAAACAGAAATATCAAGAACTCAAAGCTAAGTACATGCAATCAGTTGACATGGCTTTTCGCTTAGGATTCGAAGAAGGCGCTAAACAAGCTTCTCAAGATGCTGCTCAACAACAGCAAGCACAGGCTCAAGAAGCTGCCGCGCAACAGCCTCCTGGTGGAGGC